AGAGGCGCTGCATGAGCTGCAGCTCCTGGTCGGAGAGCGGCCTGTTGTCCGAGCGGGGATCTGCGAGGCCGATGTTGCTCACACGCGGCTCCGTTCGATCGTGTGCGCGTCGACGGCGATGTCCGAGACGCGGGTGACGTTGGTCGGCTGCACCTGCTCGATGCGGAAGGCGATCCCGTAGGGGGCCTTGCCGACCGGGAGCCGCCAGCGGCTGTAGTCGAGGGTCGCTGGGACCGTCCCTGCCGCCGTCCAGTTCGTGTCGGCTGGCCCGACGATGTAGGAGAGCTTGAGCGGGTCGGGGCCTGCGGCGGGGACGCGCGCGTCGTAGGAGAGGTAGGAGAAGCGGACCCGTTTGCGTCCCTCCTGGCTCAGCCTGTACCAGCCCGTCTCCAGGTAGGGGAGCACGTTGGTGCCGTTGGCGTCCTGGGCGATCGCCGTGGTGACGATCGGGAAGAAGCAGGAGGAGAAGCGCCCGAGCCGGTGGGCGCCGTTGACCCCTCCCCAGAAGCGCTCCATCCCGATCGTCCCGCCCGAGGCCCACATCGAGACGACGGCGATGTTGGAGAAGCGGAACCACTGCCGCGCGTTCAGGTCGCAGATCAGGCAGTCGTTGGAGCCGTCGTTACGGATGATCGAGACGACGTAGTAGTCGAGGAAGACGGTGGCCGAGATCGTCTGCTTCTGGTTGTAGAGGCCGCGCCAGTAGGTCGACATCGACCCCTGCTGGATCAGGTTGCGCAGGACGGCACCGTCGGTGATGTGGACGCCGTGCTCGTCGGCGAAGAGGACGTTCTCCTGCCAGTAGCAGATCGTCTTCGGCTCGGTCGTCCCTACCTGCTGGAAGAGCGGCTCCAAGACCATGTCGCCCTTCGATGTCCCCGCCGGGGGGCGGGTGCCGCGCAGGCGCTCGATCGAGGAGGCGTGGAAGACGAGGATCACGGTGCGCAGAGCGGCGAGGCCGGTGACCGCGCCGGTCGTGCGCCAGAAGGCGTTGTTGTCCCAGGGCTGGGTGATGTCGTCCGGTGGCCCCCAGTAGACGGTGTCCTCGTGCCCGACCTGGTTGGCGCCGACGAAGTACTCGCCCCAGATCGTCCCGTAGCGGACGTTGCGGGGGATCGTGGTGCCGGGGCTGATCGCTGCCGGGGCGCCCGTGGGCGGGACGACGACGGGCGGCGAGGCTCCGTTCCCGTCCATCCAGACGACCTGGTCGAAGAGCATGACCGGGTTCTGCCTCACCACCGCCGGGACCGAGCCTCGGTTGGTGAGGGCGAAGGGCGAGTTGTTGTCGACCGCGTACACCGTCCCGCCCGCGTTGGCGAGGTTCTGCTCACCGGCCGTGTAGGGCGCGAGGATGCCCGAGTTGAAGTCGGCGCTTGCGCCTGTGGCGCTGCCCCAGATCCAACCGCCTCTGCTCGTCAGCAGCGAGTCGATCATCTGCGGGACCCAGTCGCAGACATCCCAGAGGTAGCCGGGTGGGAGCATCTCGCGAGCCTGGTCGCGCGACATCGCGCGGGCGCCGCGCAGGAGCGAGCTGGGAGCGGCCACTAGGTGAACGACCCCGAGCCGGACGTGGAGCGGAGGCGGACGTGCATGCGCGGGCCGCGCGTGGTCCCGCGCTTGTTGACCCCGATCCTGATCTGGGCGAGCCTGCCCCCGCGCCCGTCCTCGCCCTCGTAGAGGACGCGGTAGTACTCGCCGTTCTGGGTGCCGCCGTCGTCGGAGTAGTCGGCGAGCTTCCACATCGCATAGCTGACGATCGCGTCGTGCCACTCGTCGGGGATCGCGCCGTAGTCCTCCTCGCTCGGCGACTCGTCGTCCGCGCTCATCTGCTTCGGGCGCAGCACGCCCCAGATCTGGAGCTGGCCGTTCTCGGTCGGGACCGGGACGACGCGGAGGATGTCGGAGCGGATCAGGACGAAGCCGTAGGGCGGCTCGACCGACTCGGCGGGGCCGTACCACTGCTGCGGCTGGACGGCGCCGTAGTCGTTGTAGATCTCGGCCTGGTCGCGGCGGTAGCGGCGGTAGCCGCCGTTCTCCACGTCGACGAGCGCGAGGATGCCGTGGTCGAGGGTGTACTCGTCGACGTCGGCGGTGACGTTGAGCTGGACGCAGCGAACCACGCAGCGGGTGCGTGCGAGCAGATCGATCGTGCCCTGGTAGAGCTTGTCCTCGATCATCTGGCTCTCGTCGTAGCTGGCGATGTCCTGCAGCCCGAGCCAGGCGGCGACCTGGTCGCGCATCTGCTTGTGGGTCACTTCTCCTCCTCGATCGCTGGTAGCTCGGCGGTCTGCTCGATATCGGGCCAGCCCTCCTTCGGCGGCTCGCTCAGCTCGTCGCCGCGCTCGATGAAGAAGCCGAGCCGTAGGTGGTGGTCTCGCAGCTCGCGGGTCATCGCCACGATCCCGAGCAGGGTCAGCGCCAGGATGGCGACGACGATCGCGACCAGGGCTTCCCAGCCCAGGTCAAAGTTCGCCGCGACCATCGGGCGAGTCTTCGTGCTTCCCGTTGACCGCAACGTGTTGAACGGCAAGCGTCCCGAGCACACCGACGCAGGCCGAAGCGATCGAGAATGCGCCCGCCGAGGAGTAGTCGTTCGCCGCCAGCACGGCGCCGACGATCATCCCCGTGATCGCGAGCACGCCGAGCAGGGCGATGAAGACGATCCCGGTGAGGGGATGGGTGGTCACTCGGCCACCCGCACGAACACGGTCGAGGCGCTTGAGGTCGAGCGCGATCTCCGCATCACCTGCCCGCCGTCGGAGTCGTTGCCCTGGGCGGTGTTGCCCTCGATCGCGTTGAAGTTGTTGCCGCTGCCCCAGCTCTCAAAGAGGCCGACGTGGTCGAAGGTGCCGTCGTAGCCCCAGTCGAAGCAGACGAGGTCGCCTGCGATCGGGTTGCTGGTCACGCTCAACCCGTTCCGCTTTGCCCTTGCGTCGTTGACAATGTAAGGGACGTAGGCGTAGGTCTGACCCTTGACCAGCGACTTCGATGTGCGCTGAAGATCGCTGGCACCGATGGCGTAGGCCCAGGTGGCGAACATCGCGCACCAGGGGTTGCCGTCGAGGCCGTACCACTGCCCGTACTTGGTCCGGTTGGAGTTGGGCGGCGACTCCTTCGTCCCCAGCTCGGCGGTGGCGCGCTTGAGCGCGGCGGCGCGGATCGTCCCGCTCGGGGCCGGTTCCGGCTCCTTGCCCTTGAACTCCTCCCAGGCGTCGACGAGCAGGCTCTGGGCGTAGGCGTCCATCGCGTACTCGCCCGCCTTGCCGGGGCCGTTGGGGATCCCCTCGGGGATCAGGACCGAGCGCATGAAGTTGAAGGTCTTCTCCCCGACCCAGCCGGTGTCGTCGATCTTGGCCTGGCGCTGCATCCCCGCCAGGCCGGTGTCGATCACGTTGCCGCCCTTGCCGTGGCTGAAGGCGTTGGAGAAGGCGTTGTCGAAGCCCGAGGCCGGGCCGGGCCAGCGCCCGAGCCGCCAGACGACGCGCTTGTAGGCCTGCACGTCCTTGCCCTTGGCCGAGGGCGTCTTCCCCTTCGCGGCTGCGTCGGGTGGGTAGAGCGGCCTGGGGAAGCCGGGCACGGCGATCATCGGGGCGCCCTTGTAGGGCGCCTGATACCAGGGAGTACTCATCTCGCCTCCTCGTCGCAGCGCGGGGCCAGGGGAGGCGTCCGCCAGCCCCACGCCGGACCGTTGAGCGTGCTCTAGGAGCCGCCCGACGACTTGCTGGTCTTGGCCGGGGCCTCGTCGGCCTTCGCCGCCGTCGCCTGCCCCTTCTCGGCGTCCGCGCGCCGCTGCTTGACGACCTTGTCCTCGGCCTCCTCCAGTGCTGCGACCTCGTCCTCGTGCGCCTTCACCTGCTTGTCGTAGATCTCCTGCTCGACATCGGGCACGGTGCCCGTGCCGAAGACCCCCGACATGTCGCGACCGACGTACCCGGCCTCCGGGTCTCCGATCGCGAGTGACTCCTTCCGATCCTCGGCGTTCTCGACGCTCGACATACGCTCCTCCTATGGGCCGTAGTTGTGGTTGTTCTTGTTGTCGTC